TCGCTTGATAACCGCCATCAGGACTCGTCCTCCGGGCAAGCGACGTGGCAGCCGCACCGCTCACACGTTCTGACGGGACCGGGCGCGCCGGGCACATCGAACGACGTGATCCGCTGGTCTAGGAGCCAACCGCAATGGCAGATCGCGCCGTCCTCGGTCACGACCGCCACGGGGTCGGGCGGGTGGCCGCAAGGAACCTCGCGCCAGTAGGTTCGCGGGATGTCTTCGGGCCTGATAACCGCCATGTCAGCCCGCCTCGCTCTCGTCGGCGCCGGTGTACTTGATCATGCGTCGGAACTCCCACCCACAGCCCTTGCACGAATCGCAATTCACGTCGTGCCTCCCGGGGCCAAGCACAAGACCATCCCCGCCGCACGTCCGACACAGCCGCCGCCACATCCACCATCGGTTCATAGCGCCCCGTTCTTCACGCCTCGTAACCGCCACTCTGTCCCCTCTCTCCCGTCGCCTTTTCATCGCCTTTTCATCGCCTTTTCGATCGGATCCGGGGAAATCGGGGCTGGCGGCCCAGAGCCACGCGATCGGCCGCAATCCCGCTTGCAGAGCGACGTTCCGGTGTTTCACGGTTCGATCGGGATCGAACGGGTTTTCCCGGGTAGCGGCTCGACAAGCCGGAGGTCACTGGTTCGAGCCCAGTACGGCCCATCACCGGGAATGGCCTGCTAACCGGCACTTTTCGGGCCTCCCGCCGGACGATCGCCGCCCCGCCCCGTCGCCTTTTCATCGCCTTTTCGATCGGCGCGCACGTCGAGCAGCGCCCTGATCGTGTCCTCGCTGTCCCTGGCCAGGTGGCCGTAGTGGTCCTCGATCGTCTTGACGCTGGCGCCCATGAGACGGGAGAGCTGGAAGATCGAGACGCCGGCGGCCAGGGCCTCGGTGGCGAAAGTGTGGCGCAGGTGGTAGGGGCCGCGCTGGCGGATGCCGGCGGCCTCGAGCGCCGGATACCACTCGCGGCTGCGCCACGTGTCGAGGCCGATGTAGCCGCCCTGGACGGCGGGGAACAGGACCGGGGTGTCGATCCTTGGCGGCAGGCTGTCGGCGGCCTCGAGCGCGCGCGCCGAGAGCGGGACGCGGCGGCGCGATCTGGCGGTCTTCGGGTAGGGCGTCATCTTGCCGTCGGCGACGCGGCGTTGGACGCCGATCGCGGGCCCGGCACGGTCGATGTCCTTGCGGTGCGCGCCGACCCATTCGTTGGTCCGCAAGCCTGTCTCGGCGGCGAAGATCGCGAGTGGCCCGTAGACGTTGCCGAGCTCGACCGCCAGGGCGTCGACCTCGTCGCGAGTGAAGGGGTCGATTTCGGGCCGGCGCGGCTGCGGGTTGTGGCCTGCCTGGACGGCGGGGTTGGTCTTGAGGTAGCCCCAGCGCACGGCGGCCTCGAGCGCTTGGCGCAGGCTCGCGTGCAATCTGTAGCGGGCACTCTCGGGGAGGCTGGTGCGCCAGCCGGCGATGTCGGCGGCGGCGCCCTCGAGCTCGCGCAGGGTGAAGTCGCCGAAGCGGTCGAGCGCGCCGGGGAGCGCGTCGTCGCGGCGCTCGCCGCCGCCGAGCCGTTCGCGCAGTGTCTCGACGGTGCGGTCGCTGCCGCCGTGACGGGCCAGCCACAGGTTGCAGAAGGCTTCGAGCGTGATGTCGGGTGATGGACCGGCCGTCTCGAGCCTGGGCCGGACGTTGTCGTCGAACCAGGATCGGGCCTCGGTCTTGGTGCGGAATCCGTCCTGGTGGGGCCGCTCGCCGTTTTCGGTCCAGCGGATGCCGTAGCCGCTCCTGGTTTGGTAGAGCGACCCGGTCGCACGGCGTGCCATGCGCTACTCCTCGTCTTCGGGGGTGGGTGACCGAAGCGATGCTAGCGTCAGCCCGCGGCGGGCGGCGTCGTGCGGGGTGGGTGACTCTCCCCGTCTGGGCGTCGCCCGCTGCTCGAGCCAGTCGTTGAGTTCGTCGGCGGGGTAGCGCAGCTGGCCGGAGGGGAGGCGGATGGCGGGGAGTTGGCCGCGGCGGGTCCAGGCGAGCACGGTCTTGGGGGCGACGCCGAGGTGGCCGGCGACTTCGCGGGCGGTGAGCAGCGCGCCGATCATCGGCGGCGGTGGAGGTTGGCGTCGGGGCAGCTGGCGAAGTGGGCTCGGTGGTAGAGCGGCTCGGGTTCGCCGGCGGCCAAGGCCTCGAGGCGGGCGTCGTCGAGCTCGCGGCGGGTGCGGACGATCGCGAGCCGCCCGACGCCGGTGCCCTCGACCAGGGCCAGGTTGCCGTGCTCGTCGGGGTCGAGGTCGACTGGGATCGGCCGGCCGTTCGAGCTGATGGCCCAGAGGATGCGGGCGCCGCAGGTCCGGCAGGTGTTCACGGCGAGGCCTCGCGGACGACGACGTCGACCCCTTCTGGGTGCGTGTCGGCGTAGCGCTTGCGGAGGATCTCGGTGACGATCTGGGCGTCGTCGCGCCAGACGATCCCGGTCATGGCGTCCTCGACGGCGCGGGCGAGCTTGAGCGCGTCCGGCCGGCCGGCCGGGTAGGCGGGCGCCGATGGCTTTAGCTGGTGGCGGTTGCGCCCGGAGCCGTAGTGGCCGACGGGGCGGCGCAGGTAGAAGGTGAGGTCGAGCTCGAGCGGTCCGGTGACGGGTTCGGGCTCGCCGCCCCAGAGGTCGTAGAGCGCGGCGGCGGAGGCGCCGGCGATCTCCTGCTTCCAGGGCCCGGCCTTGCGGCTCGCGTCGATGACCCGGGGGCCGCGCGCGGTGGGGACGGCGCGCTTGCTGCCGGCCGCCGCGGGGGTGCCGTGGACGAAGAACCGCAGCTCGATCTGTGCGCTGGCGAATAGGGTCACCATGGCGAGCAGGTCCATTGCGAGGTCGACGTCCGCTGGGCCCAGGCGACGGCGACGACGGCCTGGTTGTGCCAGCCCGCGGCGAACACCGAGACGGGCGTCCTGGGGAACGGGGCGCGCGCCGCGGCCCAGGTCGACGGCAGCCATTGGAAGTAGGAGAGGTGGCCGCCGGGGCTGACGGCGTAGCGCTGGTTGCGGCTCTCGCACCAGGAGACGGCGCGGGCCCAGGACTGCCAGCCTCGATCGAGGCGCGAAAATCGGAAGCGCCAGGGTCGGCGGTGCGCCCAGCGGTGCCAGGCCCGTGCGCGCGCGTGGGCGCCGCGGATCCTGGCCTGGCGCTCGAGCGCCGGCGGCGCCGGGTCGGGCGCCGGGCCCGGGAGCGCGGCGACGACCACGGCGATCAGGGTCGAGAGCATCGGTCCCCCCTATGGGTGGTCGGGTGTACTCCGTCCCGCCGTCCCAGCGAATCCCTGCGGAGCTCGCGCGCGCGCGCGCGACGCGCGCATGCGCGAGCAACGCTGGGAAACGGTGGGACGGTGGGACGCGCCAGCGAGCTCACGCGTCCCCAGGCTGGAGTCGGTAGAGCACCAACTTGGGGTGCCCGGTCGGTCGGCGGACCTCCATGTAGAGGCGGGCAACGCCGATCTCGGCGAGCCTCGAGTCCAGCGTCGACTGGGAGATGCCGCCCTTGACGCCGTAGACGTGGCGCAAGTAGGTCGCGAGTTCGCCGGCGCGGACCCAGCGCTCGCCCGTGTGGTCGTCGACGAGCAGGGCGGGCCAGCGGTCGGGGACGAGCTCGCGGCGGATGAAGGCGTGCGCCTCGGGGCGGCCGAACTCGATCGCGCGCAGGACCTCGAGGGCGTCGTAGCGGCGTTCGGGGTCGGCGATCGAGTGGCCGAGGATCGGGCGCGTGTTGCGTTCGAACTCCTCGAGCCAGGCGCGGGTCTCGTCGGCGGCGGTCGCCTCCTCGGTGACCGTCGCGAGCGCGCAGAGGATGGTCAGGAAGTCGAGCGCCTGCGCGACGGTCGGGTGGCGCATCCGTGTGAGGCCGTGGGTCCAGCGGGCGAAGGCCGCCCTGAGCGTGCCGGGTTTGCCGGCGTCGTCCTGGCGCTCGAAGCGGACGGCGAGGTCGTGCGCCTGGCCGGGCCGGCGGACGAAGACGGTCATCGCGTCGGCGGCTTCGGGGCCCCAGCGGTGGCAGCGGTCGACCTGGTGGTGGGCGGGCAGCCCGGCGGCGGTGGTGAGGTAGCGGCGCAGCTCGCCGGTGCTGGCGTCGTGGCTGGGTAGCCGCGGCCATTTGACGGCGACCGGTGCCGGCTTGTGGCCGTTGGTCTGGGCGGGCAGCCAGTCGTGGGTGTACCAGTCGACCATGGCGCCGGTGGCGCGGTCGGCTTGGCAGTCGCCGCCGCAGGTCCAGGCGCCGTCGGCGCCGAGCTCGGCGGGTTCACCGCAGAGGACGCAGAAGGTGGCGTGGCCGCCGTCGGCGAGCGCCTGGTGGCCGGGGTGGGCCTCGACCGCGGACAGCAGGACGGTGGTCGGCACCGCACCGGGGCCCGCGGGCTAGAAGGGGATGTCGTCGTCGTCGGGGTCGCCGGACGGCGGTGGGGGTCTGTCGAGCTCGGTGCGGTCGGCGGGGATGTCGCTGCCGTTGCGGCGTGAGGCGAGCACCTTGGTCCAGACGCCGTCGCCGTCGTCCTTGGGGTCGACGCGGACGTCGGCCTCGACGCCGACCAGGCCGTCGAGCGCGCGCGCGAGGTCGTCCTCGTCCTCGAAGGCGTCGATCTGGTCGGGCGTGATGCCGTAGATGTGCAGCTGGCCGCAGGCCATCTCGGCGGCGGCGTCGCTGGTCCACCAGAGGACGTGTTCCCAGCGCTTGCCGGTGTGCGGGCCGGCGCGCAGCTCGAGCTTGAGCGACCCGATCGGCTTGCCCTGCTTGGAGTAGCGCAGGTCGGCGTCGACGACGACGGCGGTGTGCACGCCGGCCTCGGGGGCCCAGCCGTCGTCGCTCTGCTGGGCGCGCCTATTGGCGCGGCGCATCTCGTCGCCGAAGCGGCTCACGGCTGGCCCCCTTCGTCCGGCGGGACGTCAGGCGAAGCGGCGGCCCCGTCGGTCTCGAGCCCAAAGTCGGCCCCGGTGAGGTCTTCGGGGGGCGGGCCGAGCGGCGACGAGCCGGGCGTCAGCGCCCACTGGAGGCGCCTGGAGAGCCTGTCGACGCAGGACGGCAGGTCTCCTGCGCAGTCGTCGACGGTGGCGTCGGCGAGCTTGGTGGCGAGCGTGGCGGGGTCTTGGCAGCCGCCGCGGACCAGCACGTCACGGAGCGCGTCGCCGAACTGCTCCGTGTCGTCGACTGGCAGGGCCCAGTCGGGCAGGCCGGCCGGGTTGCTGCTGCCGGCGCGGACGTCGGCGTCGACCTCCTCGGCCGAGACCGCGCCGAAGCCGACGAGGTTGGCGATCGCGCGGTTGCGCGCCCTGGTCTCGGCGGTGCCGGGCAGGTCGTGTTCGATCTTCTGGCGTCCGTCGTGGGAGCGGAAGCGGGGCTCGTTGATGGCGCAGGCGCCGCCGCCGTCCTGGTGGCGGCCGCCGGGTGCGGTCGCGACGACGCGGTAGAAGGCGCGGATCACCTTGCCGTCCTCGTCGCGCTCGAGCTCGCGCTCGGCGATCTCGGTCGAGATGCCGTAGTAGTTGGCGATCGTGAGCCAGCCGGACTTCTTCACGAACGAGCCTTCGGCGCCGGGCTCGCCGATCCAGTCGGTCGGCTTGAGCAGCCGGCGGGTGAGCTCCTGGTAGGCGGCCATCGCCTGCTCGGCCTCGTCGATCGGGACCGGGAGCAGCGCGCGCGCGGCCGGCTCGAGCGCGACGCCGGTGGTGTCGGTGGTCATGGTGTTGGTCCTCCGCAGAGTGGGCAGGGGTCGGCGGCGGTGTGGGCGCCGCAGTTGGGGCAGCGGGGCTCGGCGCCCCAGCTGGCGTGATCGGCGTGGCGTTCGAGCTCGTCGAAGTGGACGACGGCGACGGCCTCGCGCATGTACTGCTCTTCGGCCTCGAGCTCGTCCGGTGTGGGCTGGTACCAGCGGCTCGAGGGGTCGCGCCGGTCGGGGTCGACCGGGGCCGGGGGGGGTGGGCGGTGGGCGTTACGCGCGAGCGCGTCACGCGCCTTGGCGAGCCGCCAGTTGCGCTCGCCTCGGGGGCGGGGTAGTTCGGGGGCGCGTGGGGCCGCCGCGGGGGGAGCCGCCTGCGGTGCGGCGGGAGGCGGCGGCCCTGCGCCCTCGCCGGCCGACGTGTCGGCCGGGAAGGTCATCGGGACGGTGGGCGGGGTGGCACGCGCCGCGGGGCGACGTCGATCGTGCGGCGGTCGTGGTAGCCGAGGTCGTCCTCGGCCTGGCGCTCGTCCATCGCTTGGGGGCGTTGGCGGCGCTCGACGCGGAGCGTGCGCCAGGCGGCGAAGGCGAGGCAGGCGAGCGCGGCGACGAGCAGTAGCGCGGTGAGTGTGCTCATGTGCTGGCGGCGTGGTCCTGGTAGAACCAGCCGGGGTCGCGGTCGAGCGCGTGGGCGATCAGCAGCAGGTTGGTGCGTGAGGGGACGTGGCGGCCGGTCTCCCAGTCGGAGACGTTGGTGCGGCGCTTGCCGATCAGTTCGGCGAGGTGCTCTTGGCTCATGCCGGCGAGCTTGCGGCCGAGCGTGATGTTGCGGCCGACGCGGTGGTCGAAGAGGTTGTCGTCGGCGGGGTCTGGGGGGATCGCGGTCACGGCGTTCACGGCCGTTGACTTTCGACCTCCCTCACCGCTGACATAAGTCCGAGCGGTTCAGACTGTCTGACTTTGGGGTCGCTCTTTGCGGGTTTTTTCGGACGTCCGATCCGGTGCTCGCCTCGCAGTCGCGGCGACGCTGTAGACACATCCGTGCATCACTCCCCGCCGGAGGGCCTTAGGGCACCCGATTAGGATACCCGGTGCATGGCATTCGATATTGCCAACCGGACGCAAGTAACGGGGAATGGTGGTCCCTACGCTCCCGGCATGGCGCCGACCCTCGATGGCCCCGATCGGCTGCTGCCGTGGATCGCCGCCGTCTGCCGCGACGCACGCCTCGCCGCCGGCCGCAAGCAGGTCCACATCGCCGCCGCCGTCGACGTCTCCGAGGCAACCGTCAACCGCTTCGAGCGCGGCCTCGGCTGGCCGCGCGACCCCGACGGCATGATTGCCGCCTACGCCGAAGAGGTCGAGGTCGCGCCGCTCGAGCTCTGGGCCAGGGCGATCGACGCATGGCGGGCCGGTTGAAACGGCTGTGGCCGTTCGCTCGGCGGCGCCGGCGGCGGGTGATGTGCCCGTCCTGCGGCCGCCGCCGCGCCCGGCCCGGCCAGCTCTGCCGCGACTGCGCCGCGAACTGGGCCCAGCGCTAGCCGACCCTGACGGGCACGGCCTCCAGGCTGCGCGCCCGCCAATTGGCCCGCGACCCGCTGCACTTGTACTTCGCCGTCAGCACCGTTCCGGCCGCCAGCCCCGTCTTCACGCGCGTGCGCTGCGCCGTGCTGAACGTGCTGCCCGCCGTCTGCCCGGCATAGACGGAATCGGCGTCTTGGGCGGCTGTCGCGCCGATCGCGTAACTCATAATGGCGGCGCCCGCGCCGGTGTTGTAGGCCTGCTGGCCGTTGGTGATCTTGTAGTCGCCCGCCAGCGGCAGCGTCAGCGCCGGGCCCGGCGACGCGGGTGTGTCCAGATCGGTGTACGTGATGCTGACCGTGCCGGGGTCGCTGCCCGGGAACAGATCGGACAGCAGGGCGGCGCCGCCGATGAACTCCCACTTGAACGCGCCCGTCGCGGCGGCGCGGTAGCGCAGCTGCCAGACGACGCCGTTGGCGGCGTCGGCCAGGAAGGCGATCGTCTGCCCGTCGGCGGGGCTGCCCGGCAACGCGGAGACGGGGGTGGCGCCGGTGACGAGCTCGATGCGGTCGGCCAGCTCTTTCATGTCGAGCGGCACGTCCGCGGGGTCGGTCGCCTCGGGATACGGCAGCAGCAGCTTGGGTGTCGCGCCCATGGTTGCCTCCTATTGGTCTGCTCGGAATGTGATCGCGTCGAGCCCGACGAAGCCCGTCGCGCCCGCAGGGTTCGTTCCGGTCACGCCGACGGCGCCGCTGGCGGCGACCTCCAGCGTCCCCAGCGCGCCACCTGCAGCCGGGAAGTTGTAACCGCGCGTGACGCTCGGCCGGTAGCCAGCGGGCAGAACGAAAACCGACGCGCCCGTGCCGCCGCTGAGCGCCGCCGCACCTACCAGCCGCACGACGCCGAACGGGTCTTTGTAGAAGCCGACAGGGCGACCGCTGAAGCTCGACCAGCCCGCACCGAAGGCGGGCTGACCAGCCGTGCCGACCATGTGATAGCCCTCGACGGCGACCTGGACAGCGGCGGTCGAGACGGCGCCGAGGCAGAGCAGGAAGTCGCGCGAGGCGAGCACGTAGGCGGGCGTGCCGAGCGCGGCGACGGCGCCGTTTAGCTTCGGCACCTTGAGCTCACTGCCCTTGATCACGACGTTGGCGTAAGCGAGCGCCTCCGAACCCGACAACGGCGAGCCGAATTCGCAGACGAGCAGCTCGACCCCGCCGGGCTGGTCGAGCATGGCGCGCAGCACGTTCGGCAGCGAGCGCGAGGCGGGCACCTGGGCGACGGTCATGCGCCGACCAGCCTCGCGTCGTTGAGCTCGCGCCAAGCCTGCCGGCCGAGGTAGGCGTCCGCCATCTCGCCGCCCTCCGCTGCCAGGGGCGCGGATGCGAGCGGGTCGGCCAGCGTGCGCGTCGTGATCGCCTGGGCGTCGGTCGTCAGCGCGATCGTGGTGGCGTCGATCAGGTGTGTCTCGGTGCGCCCGTCGGGGAAGCGCACGCGGATCGTGTCGCCGGCCTCGAGCGCCGGGTTGGGGGCCGCCGAGAGCTCGAGCGAACGGGTCTGCTTAAGGCGCAGCCGCAGCAGCGACTGGGCCATCGCGAGCGCCTGCGCCGTGTCCTGCACAGCCGTCGAGTCGGCGACCAGCGCAACCTTGCCGAACGGCCCGCCCCAGCGGATCGGGCTGGCCGGGTTGTCGTAGGTCGCGAGCGCCGAGAAGGGGACGTTGGTCGCCTGGTCCTGGCCCTGGACGAGCACGCCGTTGTAGATGCCGGTGCGGTCGAGATTCTCGCCCGCCGAGATCATCACACCGGTCTCGCCGGCGTCGACCTCCCAGACGACGGGCTCGCTGTCGCCGGGCTTGGCAGCGAAGACGAAGTCGCCGTTGGCGTCGAAGTAGCTCTCCGCGCTGGCCGACTGCTCAAGCTCGGTCAGCGCCTCGCTGCGCGCCCCGGAGTAGAAGACATCCGAGAGCACGGTCGGCGGGTCCTGCGGCGTCGAGTAGCCGATCGTGGCGCCGAACACCCCTTGGACGATCTCGACGGCGGCCTGGGCGGCCCGCTTGCCGCCGGCGGCGTAGGGGCTGGTGAAGGGCTCGTCGCGGACCTGGGCCATGCGGTCGGCGAGCTCGAGCGAGGCGGACTCGTCCTCGGTTCCCCAGGTGACCGACTCGACCCGTAGGCGGCCGAGCAGCATCAGCTCGGTCTGGCCGTTGGCATAGCGCAGCCCGCGCCGAACGAGCGCGTAGCCGCCGAGCGGGAGGGTGCGTAGGTCGACGCCGAGGTCGGCGCCGGCGGCGAGGCTCCAGGGGATCTGGACGGTGCCGCGGCGGCGTGACTGGGCGGTGCGGTCGATCGTGATCTGGCCGCCCTGCACGGGCACGTTGACGGGGTCGGGGTCGCCGGGGAAGTAGAGCTCGCAGCTGGCGGCGATGACGTGCGAGAGCCGCAGCGAGCGCAGGAAGTGGTCGCTGGCCGCTCTCATACGTCGTCGGGCGGCCAGGGAAAGACGTCCTGGGCACTCGAGCCGGCCCAGTCGTAGGCGAGCGCGTCGTAGCTGGCGCGGCCGGCCTTGAGGGCGGCGTAGGTGGCGAACGTCTGCTTGACGTAGGCGTAGGTGACCGGCGCCTGGGGCTGGTAGAGCGCCGGGTCGGGCCGTTCGACCTGGCGGCCCTGGACGACCCAGCGGCGGGTCTGCTCGGTCGCCAGATTGACGATCCGCTGCTCGGCGTACTCCAAAACGGCGAAGTACATGTTGCCGATGCCGTCCTCGGGCGGCGTCCGCAGCAGCACCGGCACGCCGTTGCCCAAGGTGAACTTGGCCTGCTCGCGGTCGTCGTCGGTGGCGGTCAGGAACGAGAGCTCGAACTCGGGCGTGCGCGCGATGTCCGACGAGACGATCGGGGCGCGGCGGGTGATGATGTCGTGCACGGTCGCCGGCACCTTGTAGGTCAGCTCGGCGAGCTCCTGGAGGGTGACGAGCTGAGTGTTGCCCGACCTGGCGAGGTCGGTGAGCCAGGTGTCAGAGCAGCCGCCGGACGGGATCGTGATCGTGGTCGTCGCCGCGGCGAGCGCGGTGCCGGCGGCGTTGTAGGGCTGGGCGGTGTAGGTCAGCGGGACGCCGATCGGCGCCTCGAAGTCGCGCGCCACGACCGCCGAACCGCCGACCACGGCGGCCGACTCCCAGGCCCTGACGGTCGCCGGCGTGCCCGACGGGCCGGTGCGTGTGATCGTCAGCGTCGCCGCGGTGGCGGGCACGCCGTAGTCGAGCCGCACGTTCTTAACGGTCGGCTCGACGGTCGCGACGAGCGCCATCTAGGCCCTTCCGGCCAGCAGCGTGCGGGCGATGCCGGTGTCGCTGTCGTCGATCTCGGTCCTGACCAGGCCCCGCAGCTCCTGGTTGCCGATGAACACTCTGACGTTCGGCATGCGGCTGCCGACGATCTCGCGCAGCAGCGACTCGGGCGCGACGATCTCGCGGCCGCCGCCCTCGCCGACCATCGCCAGCGTCGGCTGCGAGACGATGCCGCCGCGGGCGAGCCTGGGCACGTTCGGAAACGGGTCGATCGTGAACCCGCCGATGGTGCCGCCGCCGAAGCGCTTGGGACCGATCTTGATCGACGGCAGCTTGATCGAGGGGATCGTGATCTTGACCGCGTCGATCGCGCCCAGGACGGTGTTGATCGGTCCCTTGATCGCGTTCGCGACCCGTGACGCCGCGGCGCCGACGCGGTCGATGATGCCGTTGATGAAGCCGACCATGTCGTTGAGCACGCCCCTGACGGCCTGGTAGGCATCGCGGGCGCCGTCAGCGATCCGATCGAAGACGTTGCCGACGCGGGAGAGCGCCGAGGCGAGGATGCCGCGGCCGAGGTCGCCGATCCAGTCGACCAGGCCGCGCAGCAGGTTCTTGACCGCGTCGATCGCGCCCCTGACCGCGGCCCTGACGCCGTCCCAGGCGTTCTCGGTCGCGTTCCTGACGACCCCCCAGGCGGCGGTGATGACAGTCTTGAAGATGTTGAAGTAGGCGGTGACGAGGCTCTTGATCGCGCCCAGCACGGCCTCGACGGTGCGCTTGGCGGCCTGCCAGGCGCCCGAGAAGTCGCCGCGCAGGAGGGCGGCCAGCACCTGCAGCGCGCCGCCCATGATCCGCAGCCCGATCGTCATCGTCTTGGCGACGCCCATCACCAGCGGGCCGATCAGCGACCAGTTGTCGGCGACCACCTTGACGACTTCGGCGACGAGCTGGCCGAAGCCGATCAGCGCCGGCTTGATGTTCGCCCAGGCGTTCAGGATCACGGCCTGGATCTCGGGCCAGTGGTCGCGCAGCCAGGAGATCATCAGCCGCAGCGTCGGGATCGCCTTGGCGACCAGGTCGCCCATGAAGTTGTTGAAGGTCTGCTTGAGGATGTTGAGCTGGCCGGGCAGCGTCTTGCCGGCCGCCTCCGCCGAGCCGCCGAATTCCTTGTTGACCTCGCCCAGGATGATCTTCTGGGCCTCGAGCGTCTTGCCGGACTCCTGCAGCGCCTGGATCTGCTTCTTCTGGGCGTCGGTGAAGGTGACCCCGGAGCGCTGCAGCTTCGTGACACCCTTGATCGGGTCGTTCAAGGCCTTGCCGAGCTGCATCGCCGCCGACTGCATGTCCGTGCCGAGCGCGACCGACATGTCCAGGGCGGCCTTCGTCGTCTGGTTGAAGACGTCGTTGCCCTTGCCCGCCTCGTTGCGGATGTTCGTGAACGTCAACAGGAGGTTCTCGCCCGACTGGATCGCCTCGTCGTCGACGCCGCTCTTCTTCATCAGCGATTCGGCCAGGTCCTGGACCTGCTTGGTGGAGACGCCGGCGGCCTTGCCGGTGGACTTGATGACCGCGTTGGTCTGGGCGGTGACCTTGGCGGCCTCGGCGTACTCGCTGATGCCGATCTTGACCGCGGCGGTGAGGCCGGCGATGCCGGCGGCGCCGGCGGCCAGCGCGCCGGTCTTGGCCAGGCTCTTGAGCTTCGTCCCGAAGCTGCTCGAGGCGCCGCCCGCCTGGTTGAACCCCCGGTTGAGGTCCTTCGTGTTGGCGACGAAGTCGACGACGATGGCGGGATTGGCCATCGCTCAGCGCCGCCTTGCCTTGCGTGCCGCCTTGGCCTGCTCGCGCTGCTCGCGCAGCGCGTAGCGGGTCATCGCCTCGTACTCGTCCGGGGTCAGCTCGTCGACCTCGCGCGGGGTCATCGCCCAGAAGCGGCAGAAGGCCACTAGCCCGTCGAGGGCGCGGCGCTCGTAGGGTCCACGTCCGCCTCCGAGGTGTCGGGCAGCACGTCGCCGGCGTCGTCCCAGGAGACCTCGTAGCCGGCCCGTCTGAGCGCCACCCAGACCAGCGACTGGATTCGGTCGGGGGCCATGTCCATGTCCTCGGGGTCGCCGCCGAGCAGCTCCGACAACGGCCGCCCGGTGTGCGCCTTCAAGAGCCGCATCTCGTTGGGGGTCATGTTCTGCGCGACCCGGATGCTGTCGGGCAACGGGCGCGGCAGTCTGGCTACATCGGTTTCGGCCATCTCATGCTCCTGATCTCGCGTTTGCAGACCTGCTCGGCGTGCTTGCGCAGCGCGCGCTCGGTGCGCTTGGCGGTCGGGTAGAGGTAGCGGCCGCGGGCGCGGTAGGGGCGGCCGCGGCCGCCGCCGTACTCGATCCAGCGCGCATACGGCAGCCCGGCGCCCATCTGCACGCTGTGGCCGCCGCCGACCCTCGAGGTTTCGCGCACGCTGGCGGCGAGCCGGCCGGTCAGCCTCGGCACACGGGCGCGGACGGTGGCGGCGGTCTGGCCGGCGGTCGCCTCGCAGGCCTCGTCGTCGGCGGCCTGGTCGATGTTGTCGAACAGGCGGGCGGCACCCGACTCGAGCTGGCGGATGCCCTTGACCTTGACCGTTACCGGCTCGCTCGCCACGGCGGCGGGCTCACGGGCCGGGGGTGATGTCCTTGACGGGCTCGGCGACCAGCGACCACTCCAGCTCGACCGTCGAGGCGTCGCCGGCGTCGCCGTTGATCGGGCTGTAGGGCTGCGGGATCAGCTCGCCCTGCCAGGCGGGGTTGTCGGCCCCGATCGCCTTCGACTTGTAGCCCAGGATCTCGAACGGGGCCGTCGACCCGTCCGCCTCGTAGAGGTCGAGCGCCCCGGAGAGCACGTCCTCGGTGGCATCGGTGTCGAAGGACTGGTAGAGGGTGGCGATCAGCGACCACTTGACGACGCCGGGGTAGTCCTTCGAGCCGCACATCGTGTCCAAGGTGGTGATCGAGACGTCGGGCGAGAGCTCGATGTGGTTGGCGAGGCAGGCGAGCTCTTTCAGTCCGGCGGTGGTGCCGTCGTCCGAGATCTTGAGGCTCGCGTCGGTGAGGATGAGCGGCATGGGCTCAGCCATCGGCTTCTCCTATCGGTAGGGGCTGGTCGTCCAGTTCGCCGGCGGCGGCCACGGCTGCTACCGGTTCGGGTTCGACGCTGACGGGGACGGCGTAGGTGATCGTGGCGGCCAGGTAGGTGACGCCGGAGAGGTCGTGTTGGCTGCGGGCCGAGACCTCTTCGAGCGGCCACTCGTAGCTGTCGGCGCGGAGCCGGTCGAGCACGTAGGTCTCGAGCCGTTCGAGCACGTCGATGCCGGGGCCGGGTTCGAGCCGGCCGGCGATGCAGAGCACGGTCAGCCGGGCGGTGTAGAGGCAGGGGCCGACGGTCGGTAGGCCGTTGCTGCCGGGCTCGAGCCAGGGGTCGCCCTGGTCGACGACCAGCGCGGGCGGCTCGAGGGCGTCGACGATGTCGGCGAAGACGTAGGGGTCGCTGTCGCCGGCCGGGGCGAGCGCGGCGGCGGCCATGTTCCGTAGCTCGGTGAAGTCGGCCAGCATCTAGCCGACCCCGAACAGTTGTTTGTGTGGCAGCAGCGCGGCGGCGTGGCGGCGGAAGGTGTTCCTAGGGGCCTGCAGGGTGCCGGTGTCGGAGACGCCGATGACGCCGAAGGCGGCGTCGTTGGCCTTGAACCATTCGACGCCGCGCAGAATGTTCACGCGGTTGGCCAGGGGGTCGTCGTGGTCGAGCGGCTCGGTGCGGTCCATCGTGTCGTCGATCTCGATCGCGGCGGCGTCGAGGCAGGCCTGCAGGCTGTCCTGGTTGGCCTGGGTGACGGTGATCCGCAGCGCGGCGGCGAGCTCGTCGACGGTCGCGTAGGCGACCACGGGGATCGGGGGCGACGGCTCGGGCGGTTCGGGCTCGTCGGCCGGCACGAAGGCGGCCAACATCACCTTCTGGCCGGGCAGGCCGCCGGGGCCGCCGAGCCAGGACACGGGCAGCTCGACGTAGTCGCCCTTGTCGACCGGGTCGCCCTCCAGCAGGTAGCCGACGGCGTTGGCCCAGTCGTCGTACTCCTGCAGGTAGAGGTAGCTGCCGGCCGGCAGGGCCATGAGCAGCCGGTGTACGTCCTCGCCCGGCGTGGTGGTGTTGCGCGCCCAGAGCTTCGTCGCCAGCGCCGGGTCGGCGTTGTCGAGCCGGACTTGCGAGCCGCTGGGCGGCTCGCTCGTCGCGGTGTTGAACTGGAACTCGAACCTTTCCATTGGGCTAGCCGGCCTCGATCGCCTCCTTGATCTCGGCCTTGGTCATCGAGGCGTTGGCCTCGACGCCGCGCTCCTCGGCGAGGGCGAGCAGCTCGTCCTTGGTCATCGCCTCGAGCTCCGTGCCGCCGTTGCCGTTGTCGGGGGCGGCGGTGCCGCCGCCCCCTTCGTCGGCGGGGCCGGAGCCGTCGGCGCGGACGACCTGCTGGTTGGGTGCGTCGAGCCGTGTCGGTTCGTCGCTCATGGCGTCTTCGTGATCTTCACGATGCCGGCCGCCGAGATGACGAGGTCGGCGAAGTAGCCGGCGTAGGCGACCTGCACGCCAAGCACGGACGGCTCGACGACCTGCAGACTGCCGATGCGGTCTTCGTAGACTTCGGCGGCGGCGGTTGAGAGCACCAGGATCGTGCCGGTGTTCAGGCCGGCCGAGACGACGACGCCGATGCCGCTGATGGCGCCCATCGCGCCCTGGCCGAACTGGCCGGCGTTGAAGCCGGACGACTGGGCGTTCTGCGGGTTGACGGGGGCGAATAGCGGGCCGATCAGGCCGAGCATGTCCGGGCTGCAGGCCAGCAGCAGGCCGCCCTGGCCCTTGGTTGCCGCGTAGACGGTGCCGGCGGCGGTCCAGACGGCCGCGCTGACGTCGGCGGCGGTCGGGGTCGCCGGCAGTACCGGCCCGGCGGTCGCCGCCGTGGCGAGGTCGTCGGCGGTGGCGTTCTCGGTCTCGAGCGCGTACTCCGCGGCCAGGTCGTTGATGACGATGTCCATGATCCCGGGCTGGGACCAGTCGATGTCCTGGCGCGAGACGTTGACGTAGCCGCCGTAGGTCTTGGCCGCGACCGGCAGCTTGCCGATGGTCATCTTGCGCGAGGCCAGCTCGCCCTTCTCGGCCGACTGGACGCCGACCTGGGTGTGCTGGGTGACGGTCGGGCGCGACCAGGTGCCCGATGGCAGCTGCCGCGGCCCGAGCGCGTTGACGACCGGCCGGGCGGCGTCGATGAAGTTGACGACCGGGCCGAGGATCTGCTCGGGCAGCAGGCCGGGGTTGTCGGCCGTGGTCTGGTGCGCGGCGGCGCGGTTGAACAGGTCCAGGCGCTCGGCGATCTCGACGTTGCCCAGCCGGGCACGCCAGACGTCGATGATGTACTCGCCCGCCGAGCGGTACTCGATCGGCTTGGCCGCCTCGGGGTTGCGTGCCTGCTCGAACTGGGCCGCGATCGCCGCCGTCCGGTCCCTGGACTCCTGCGCGATCTGGGCCGCCGACTGCAACGGTTCGACCTGCAGGTTGATGTCCTTGATCCGGTCCCTGGTGCGCGCGAGCAGCCCCATCTCCTGCTCGGTCAGGTCGCGCTCTTCCTTCTGGGCGGCCTCGACGAGGCCGTCCATGAACTTCGTGCGGTCCTCGACCTCGGCTTGGAGGCGGGCGAGGAGGGCATCGGTGGCGCCCATGGCGGGGGGTCCTTTCTGCGCGTAGTCGATCTAGGCCCTACGCGTCCCCCGCGACTGCCGGCCCGCCCAGCGGTCTACAACGGCAGGTAGTTCAGCGGTTGAGAGCCGGGTCGGATGCTACATGGTCCTCCAGCAGCGTCGCGCGCCAGGCGTCCAGGTTCGGCGTCGCCGAGCTCGCGCGCTGGCCGTTGCGGACGGCGAGCACCTGGGCGGCGGGGTAGGCGGGTTCGGGGACCAGGGCGATGTGTCTGAGCCAGGCCTTGGTGATGCGGTAGGCCTGCCGGTTGAGCCAGCGCAGCCCGCCGGCCATCGGCACGAAGCCGGCCGAGGCGTCGAGGCAGCCGTCCTCGGCGAGCTCGAGCGTCTCGTCGCCGAGCTGGGTGCGCGCGACCTTGATCTCGGCGACAAGGCCCTCGTCGCGTTTGGGGTGGAAGGCGCAGGCGCGGCCGAAGGTGCGCGCCTCGTCGTGGTCGCGGTTGGCCCTGACGCGGTTGGCCCTGCGTTCGATGCCGTCGAACGAGCCGCGCTCGATCGTTTCCTTGACCATGCGGCCTTCCCAGCCTACGAGCGTCTCCTGCTCGTAGGGCATGACGACGACCTCGATGATGCGCTCGGGGTAGTTGACGCCGACGAGTTCGGCCTTGCGCTGCCAGGCGGGGTCGTTCTCGAACGAGCGCAGATCGAGCCGGCCGTCTTCGCTCATGGGGCTACCTCCTGGGGTGTGAGACCGGCGGCGCCGGCGACCGTGAGACGCTCGCCGGCCCGGATCTCTTCGACGGTCAGCGCCGGGTTGCCCTGCTGGTCGCGGATGCGGTTGAGGATCTCGGCCGTCTGGGCCCTCACCAAGGGTTCGGGCTGGACGTAGCTGTCGCGGTTGAGCTCCACCTGGGTGCCCCGCGGGAGCGCCCAGCCGGAGAGTGCGGCCATGACAGCTTGGGCCTTCGGCCTAAGCCCTGCCCGCCAGTGGTAGTCGAACAGGCTCGAGACGTTGCTGTAGGTCATCGAATCGCCGCCGGTCGGCAGCCCGACCAGGAACGGGGGCACGCCGAGCAGCACGGCGATGCGGGCCTCGGTCAGCTCGGCGAGCTCGACCAGCGCCATGTCCTTCGGGCTCGCCTGGATCGCCTCGAAGGTGACCCCGCCCGAGAGCACGGCCGGCTCGCCCAGCTTCGACAACCTGGCCTGCACCCACTGGGCCTGCAGGTCGGCGGCCTGCTTGGCGGTCAGCTCTTCCGGGTGCGCGAGCACGCTGGTCGGGATGCCGCCGCCGGCGACGAAGCTCGAGGCGTAGCGGACCAGCACGTCGGCGGCGACCATCCTGGCGCGGCCGACCTCCAGCGGGCCATGGCCGTGGGCGTCGTCCACACTCGACTGGTAGCGGATGTGGAGCATGTCCGGGGTGACGTTGACGCTGCCGATGGAGTAGAAGCGCCTGCCGCCGTCCATCTCGACGTTGACCGCCCAGGCGGGCACGACGTGGAAGCGGGCCGGCCAGCCGGTCGCGTAGCGGGCGGTGGCGATCACGAAGACCTCGCCGAGCTGGTAGTCCCAGAAGAGCTGCTTGGCGAACTCTTCCCAGGACGTGTAGAGGTCGGGGTCGGGGTTGGCGAGCCAGCCGCTGTCGGGGTCCGAGCCGCCGACGAGGTACGGGGGCATTGTCGCCATGACGCTCGAGTTGAGGTCGAGGCAGGCCCAGGCGGTGTCGGTCAACGCCTGGCGGCGGTTGCCCCAGGCGGGCGGCCACCAGTCGGCCGGCCAGCCCGACCAGGCGCTGGGGAGGATGCGCGGGGGCGGGCTGGCGGGGTTGTCGGGGCCTTCGATGACGAGGCCGTGGGGGTCGCCCGGGGTGACCAGCTGGTCGGGGCCGACGGTGGAGGGCGGGACGCTGGCGGGGTCGTTCGGGTTGGGGACTATGTCGTCCGGCGGGCGAATCGACCGTTCCAGGAACCGCACGGCACCGGCGAGTATGACGTATGACCCGGAGGCCGGTCTAGATCAGCGGTCGCGCACGACGGCCCAACGGCCGAAGCGGGTGCGGACGTAGAGATCGCCGCCGCCGGTCGAGCAGACGAAGCTGCGGAAGCGGTTGCCGCCGCGTCGCGGGAAGTGGCGGCCGCTGCGTTGCTCGGTGTGGCTGTAGTAGCCGTTGACGCAGTACGCCCAGCCGCCGCGCACACGCTCGAGATAGCGGGCGGCCTGCTCGTCGGTGCGGTACGGGCCGGGCGCCGCCATGGCGGCGGGGGCCGCGACCAGCAGGGCGAGCACGGCTATCAGGACGATCCTCACACCCATATCTATCGGCAGCGGGCCCAAAAGGTTTCACCAGACCGCCGGCACCGGGACCGGCCGGTGCGCGCCGGCGAGCGCCCAGACCAGCGCCCTGACCAGGTGCGTCGGCCCCTTCGCCAACAGGAACAGGCCCGTGGGTGCCTCTCTGACCGTGGCCAGCGCGAGCGTCTGGTCGAGCTCCGCGGTCGTCACGTCGTGCACGACCTGGCCCGACAACGCCAAGTCTCTGAGCAGCGCGAGCCCGGCCCGCGTCTGGGCGCCGCCCCTCGGTTCGGCCATGCCGCGCAACCCCGGCGGGATGCGGTCGACCAGGCTGGCGCCGACGGCGAGCTGGCGGATCGGCCAGATCTGGGCGAGCTGCTCGACGCCGGCGATCGCCGAGTCCCAGTCGGCGCGCAGCCAGCCGTCAACCTCGAGCCGGCCGTCATCCAACCGGCGCGCGCAGGCGACCGCGGCACCCATGCCGTAGTCGTCCTCGAGCCCGACCCAGATCGGCCCGTCGCCCCCGACACCCGGCTCGGCCAGCCCGGCCCAGACACCCTCCGGCAGCAGCGGCTCCGTCGCCCCCGCCGGCTCCGAGAGCTTGCGCGGCCACATGTTTAGCCACTGCGCCTTGAAGCTCTCGACCGGGTCCGGCTCTTCCGGGTCCTCGAGCTCGCCGGCCAGCATCTTCTGGTGCGCCTTGGCGATCAGCCGCTCCCTGCGGGGCGACCAGTGCGGCGAGGCCTGCCGCCAGCCCGCCGGGTCGTCGAGCTCGACCCCGATCGGGGCCGACCACTCCAGCAGCAGATCGCCGTCACCAATGTCGAGCCCGGCCAGGGCGATCTGGCGCCGCTCGAGCATCAGCGCCGTCGCCTTGCGGTGCGCGGTCGAGACCAGCAGCAGCTGCGGCTGCTCGCGCTCGGCCATCGTCGGCGTCAACCCCTCGTCAACCGATGCGGCCCTGACGCGCCAGCTCTCGTCGACGACACCGAGCCCGGCCGAGTAGCCGTACACGGCCTCTTTCGCGCGCAGCATCCACCTGGAGCCGTCGGCGGTCAGCTCGATCTCCTCCTGGCCGTTGACCTCGCGCACCCGGTAGTCCGGCGCCCGCGCTTTCGCCCAGATACGGGCCGGCCGCTGGACCTCTTTGCAGATCGCCAGATCCTTGCCGGTGTGCAGCACATCCTGGGGTTCGCCGAAGCGCTCGCCCTGGTGCATGCGCCACAGGCAGAGCTCTCGCAGCAGCCACGACTTGCCGACCTGGCGGGCGGTCGTGATCACGGCGGTCTCCCAGACAAGCCGGCCGTCGCGATCGACCTCGAGCAACCGCGCGGCGACCAGCCGCTGCCACCAGCGCAACGGTCGGCCCGACCTGCGCTCGGCCCAGCGGCAGAACTCGCGCCCCAGCGAGCCGACCGCCCTGGGGTGCGGGACGGTCATGAACCTGGGCCAGACCGCGTCCCTCGGCGGCCGCCGCAGCCCCTTCAGCCACGGCACCCGCCAGCAGCTGTCCGAGACCGGGATCCCGGGCCGCTCGGGCTCGGGCTCGAGCGAGGCGAGCTCGACGCCGGGCCGCCAGCTGCCGTTGTGGACCATGATCCCGCCGCGGCGGTTGCATTCCTCGCACGACGGCACCAGCCGGCAGCAGTTGCCGTCGCCGCGGTGGACGTGCATCGCCAACGGCGGATCGTGATCCAAGGTCGTCGCGACCCGGCGGCGACAGTGGGCACACGGCACCGGCGGGTCGAGCAGCAGCGCCTTCGCGCGCCGATAGTTGCTCGAGTACGCCCGATGCGCCACTACCCCGCCAAGGCTACGGCGAAGCAGGCGGATCGGGGGGAAACGTCACCGGAAGTGGCGCGTCGCCGGGGGGGTCCACAGAAAAAACCGGGGGCGGTTGTGGTCACGCTTTGTCGGCGAGGTAGAGCGCGAGGATCGCGCAGAAGATTGCGGCGGCGGCGAGCAGACCTACCACCCCCCCGTCTGTCAGTGGTACGGCGGGGCCGGCATGTCGGCCTCGGGATCATGGGGTCGGTGGGTGTGGCCGAGGTCGTGGGCGATGCCGAGCGCGTGCGCTCCTGCTCTCTGTTTGCCGTACTGCTCGATGCCGTGGCCGATGGCGAGCAGGCCGGCGGGGATGGCGGCGATGGCGACGAGGGCGAGCCAGGCCGAGATCGGTAGGGCGTCGGGGTCGGCGATCGTGGCGGCGCCGCCGACGAGCAGGACGACGGCGAAGGCGAGGCTGACGATCAGGGTCGGGGCCGGGGTGGGGTTGCGCATCGGGGTCCTCATTCGACGTGGATCTTGTCGTGCTTGTTGGCGATCTGGCCGAGCGTGTCGTAGCGGATCTTGCGGTCGTGCACGTCCCAGTCGTCGGGGTCGGCGAGGTCGTATATCTTCTGGCGCTGGTCGACCAGCTGCAGGCGGTCCTGCTCTTTGTGGTGGCGGTAGAAGAGATCGACCCAGTGGTCCTCGTTGTCGGTCAGGTGGTTGCGGTCGACGGTGTGCAGCCGGCTCTTGATCTTGTCGTAGGTCTGGTGGCCGACGATGCCGTCGACCTCGAGCCCGCTGTTGAGCTGGAAGCGCTTGACGATCTGCTCGGTCTGTGACCCGAACACGCTGTCGGAGTACTCGTCCTTGAGTGGGTGGTAGCCGAGCCGCTTGAGCCGGCCCTGCAGGGTGTGGACGTCGGAGCCCTTGTCGCCTCGCTGAAGCGGCACGACCTCCTGGTCGACGGGGCCAGGGTTGCTGCCGCTGTAGCCGCCGTAGTAGGTGACGTGCCACCACTCGCTGGAAACTTCGCCCCAGGCCCAGCCGTAGGGTCCGCCGATCGCCTTGACGGTGGCGACGCCGTCGGTGGTGGCGACGTCGACGGCGGTACCCCAGCCGTGGTTCGAGGTGCCGGGCTTGGCGGCGACGTTGCCCTGGCCGGACTGGTACAGGTTCCAGTAGTAGACCTGGCTGTCGTAGTCGCGGTAGCTCGAGTCGGGGCCACCGGGTGCGGGGATCGCCAACCCTTTCTGCTTGGCCTTCTGGCACATCGCGTTCCAGCCGGCGGCCGCGCCGCCCTTGGCGAGCCGGTCGGCGCTGCCGCTCGAGCCGTTGATCGGGGTCAGCTCGTCGTCCTTGAGCTTGCCGTTGCTACTCATCGCCGTCGCGCAGCCAGTCGGCGATCGTGCGGCAGGCCGGGGTCTTGACCGCGCGCGCGGCGCGCTCGGGGCTCGGGTGGCCGCCGAAGGTGTCGATCAGCGCGGCGAGCCGGTCGAGCGCGACGGTCTCCTGCGGGTCGGGCAGGCGGCCGACCTCGCAGTAGACGGCCGCGGCAGCGGCCAGGCGCTTGTTCTCGTTGTCGATCTGGCTCGCCTGGTTGGCGATCAGCGTGAGCGTGACGATGGCGCCGAGCGCGAGCAGCAGGTAGGCGCCGACGACGAGCCGGTAGGCACGCTTGGTCATCGGAGCTCGCTTCGGGCGCGGTCGAGCGGGATGAGCCCGAGCAGCCCGCCGGCGAGGGCGACGTACTCGGGTTCGAGCGGCGGGATGACCGCATAGATCAGGGCCGCCGCTCCGACCGTGAAGAGGAACGGTTGGCGCACGCGTTCAAGGGTCAGGCCTTTGGGATCTGGAGCTTCGACCATGTCTCGCTGGTGTCGCCGTCGGTGGAGCGGACGCGGGAGAGGTCGAGCGGCGAGGTGCCGCCCTTGCTGGCGCAGTCGGTGAACTGCCAGAGACGCCAGCGGCCGCCCCAGGGTTCGATCGGTGCCGGCGAGCTCGCGGACGTGTAGTGGGCCTCCCAGAGCCCGCATTGCTTGATGGCGCCGAGGTCGTCGTCCTCGAGGTAGGGGCGGATCTGGCCCATGAAGCCGGGCGAGACGTACCAGACGGGCCAGTAGTCGCGGTGGTGGTGCATGTGCCGTATGAAGGCGGCGTACCACTCGGCGGCCGCGGCCGGCGATTGGCCGTTGAGGTCCTCGACGTCCAAGGCGAGCCGTAGGTCGGGCGGCTTGATGGAGAGGCCGAGCTGCTCGGCCATGTTGAAGACGGCGTTGCAGGCGCCGCCGCCGGAGCAGCCGTCCTGCTTGGGGAGCGCGTACCAGTAGCCGCCGACGTTGAGGCCGGCGTCGCGCGCCTTCTGGATCTCGGCCTTGGCGGTGTCGGCGTCGCGGTGGCGCAGCCCGTAGGCGATGCGGAAGTAGACGCCGCCGACGCCGTCCTTGTGCAGCGCGCGGAAGTCGAGCGGGCGGGCCTGCCACTCGGAGACGTCGACGAGCGACATGCGGCCAGTGTGAGCGATGATGCGGTCGGCCCCGCCCGGCGCGTTCGGGCGGGGCCGCACTCGGCGGCTACTTGCCCCCAGGCAGAGGGCCGCCTAGGCGCCGGTGCCGCCCTCGTCCTCGCCGTTGCCGTTGCCGGGCTCTGCCGGCTCTGGGGGCGAGGGGTCCTGGGGCGGCGCCTGCGGCTCGGGTGGTGCGGGGGTTTCCATGCCCTTGCTTCTACCCGCGGCCGCGGACATATCGTCCGTTATGAGGCGTCCGGGTCACTTACTTCCGGGCCATCGAATTCCTCAACGGCTCGCGCCGGGGCCGACACGGCCAGGAGATGGCCGTCGCCGTCGAAGTCGAGCGTTACCAGTGGATGAGGGAATTCGCTACGCGCCCATTCGCCTTCTCGAACCTTGATCTTGGCGTAATCCATCGGCCCATCCTCTCGCTTGATAACCGCCATCAGGACTCGTCCTCCGGGCAAGCGACGTGGCAGCCGCACCGCTCACACGTTCTGACGGGACCGGGCGCGCCGGGCACATCGAACGACGTGATCCGCTGGTCTAGGAGCC